GCCTGCATCCGCAGCGGTGCTTCCTGCTGCTGCATCGCCTGCTGCTGCTGCATGGCCTTCAACTGCTGAAGCTGGCCGAACTTCTGCAACAGGTCAGGCTGTTCAGGCGTCTTTGCGTTTAAAGCAACCAACGGGATGCTAGCCATTAACCACCACCTCCACCGAAGTAGCCGCCCTGGTATCCGGCGCCAGGGTATCCGCCTTTATTGAGCGTGCTGATAAGTGCGAGATTGCTGAGGTTGTTCGTCGCCCCGTTGATGCCGTTGCTCCATGCGTTCGCTCCACCCACATAGCCCGAAGCCGTAGCCGCCGCCGCATTGTTGTACTGCTGCCCCTGCTGCGCTGCGCTGTTGAGGAGGTTGCTACTCACGTTGTTTGAAGCCGCCTGTCCCTGCACGCCTAACTGGTTCGCCGTGGTCTGCCCCATGCCCGAAAGTGAAGCCAGCTTGTTGAACTGGTTCGCCTGGTCGTTGTTGTAAGCGTTGTACTTCGTCGTGTAGTCAGTCAGGGCGCGGTTGTAGACGTTGCCGTACTCATTGGAGGCGTAGTCCTGCGCATAAGTGTTCAGCGCCTTCGCTGTGCCTCCGGTCAGTACGCCACCACGCGCCGCCGCCGACCTCTCAAGCGCATCCGTGCCAAGCTGCAGCCGTGCCTGAAAGCCGGGGTCGTTCTGCTCAGTCAGTCCCGTTGGTGCTTGGAACGTTCCAGAATAGGGCGTGGTAAGCGAGCCCTGACCTACTCCTGAGCCGTTAGCCGTCCCACCTGTGCCAATGCCATATTGCAGCGCGTTCAGGCCGTTCTGCCCAGCCTGCAGCCACGGGGCCTGCTGTGCCTGCGAGGTGTTGTATTGCAGCTTCTGGAAGTCAAGCGCGTCCTTGGACGACTGCGCCTGAAGGTCTGCGGCATGGTTTGCGGCCTGCGTCTGCGCATCCGCAGCCTTCCCTGCAGCGTTTGAGCCAATCAGCGCCCCGCCAATGCTCCCGATTGCTCCAATTCCAGCGATGGCCGCTAATGGCATTAGATTTTCCTCCGGTATACGTTCCAGTTCATGTTCTCTAGCCCCAATTTCTGCGCTAATCTGCCGATTCGTTCTCCGGTTTCGTCTCTGCGTGTCATGGTCATGATGCGTTTCGCCCCCAGGCGCTGCTCCGCGAATTCTGTTGCCATGTGATACAGCCTCAGAAGGTGAGCCGAGTTGTCTTTTGCCCAAAGCCCCTCAAGGAAGATGGCGTTTTGCAGCATCTGATACGCCACCACATTCCCAGCCTCGTCGAACTCCACCGCTGCCACGTAGCAGCTCGGCGCGGGAATCTCGCTGCCGTTCTGCTCAAGGATTGGGACAAGATGCTTGTCTAGCTCGGCCTGGTCGGTGAGGAGCCGGTATGTGTGCATCAGCCCCCTGTGTTACCTTTTCCTGCGTGCAGTATTTTGTGAATCACTTTGAGTTACTTATTGCCTTGGCGCTGGTCCTCTTCTCCATCGTCCAGATGCGGAAGGACGTAGACCGCTCGGCAAAGCTGTTTCTGCTTACTGTCTTTGGAACGCCGCTGATGATTGTGGCTCAGTTCATCGCGCTTCAGCTCTCTCATCTACGCCCGCTGAAATACGACCTCTTTATCTACGAAATCGACTCTCTGTTCGGTCAACCCAGCTTCCTGCTAGGCCATCTCCACGCCCAATATCTGATCGTGATGACCTACAACTCGCTGGGCATGGTCATCATTTGCGTCTGTGCCGTCTATCTATGGCATCGTCCTGAAGAAGTTGGGCTGGTACTCAAAACCTTCGCGCTAAACCTGTTTCTTGCCGTTCCGCTCTATCTGTTGCTACCCGTCTGTGGCCCGAAATACGCGTTTCACGGCTTCCCTGCTCTACCGGGGCCTGTTGCCGCCCATCTGGTTACAATCTCCGCCGCGCCGAATGGCATTCCGTCAGTCCATACGTCCAGCGCCCTGCTTATCCTCTGGTTCCTACGGCCTTGGCGTGCGGGCCGTCTGTTCGGGTCCGTCTTCCTTGCCCTTACCGTCTTTGCTACGCTTGCATCCGGTGAACACTACCTGTTCGACCTGCTCTGTGCTGCTCCCTATGCCATCGGCATTCAGTGGCTAGGAGCTAAACCCGTAGTTATACCCAGCCGCCGCTACAATGACCTGGAACCCGCGAGAGCCGGTGTTTCCGTTTACGTCCATGACAGTGATCGTGAAGCTAAAGGTTCCCGTAGCCGTCAGGGTGCCTGAGATGATGCCCGTAGACGGTGCCAGCGTCGTTCCTGTTGGCAGGCTTCCTGAGGTCACAGCGAAGGTGTAGGGTGCTGTTCCGCCCTGTGCGCTGATCGTCTCCGAATATGTGTTGCCCAGCGTCCCACCCTTTAGCTCTGTGGCTACCGGGGTAGGCGTGAAGTAGGATGGCGGGCGAGCTACAGCGGCCATCAGCTTTACGGCTTGGTGAAATGCTGCCTTGCCCGTTCCAACCAGCGGCGGGCAGTTCTTTGCTGCTGTCGGTGTTGCCACTTATGCCGTCCTTACGCAGATGACATAGCCGGTAATTGCCAAAGGTCCGAACCTCTGCAAACCGCTGGTAATCTTCGTCGGCATGTAAGTCATGGTCGTGCCGTAGACTGTGGCGTTAAAGGTCACGCCCTCACTGAAATCCGCTCCTGCGGCACTTGCCAGCCCCGTACAGTTCTGGTCCCAGTAGCCAACATAGGGAGCCACAAGGTCAATCGGGATTGCTCCATTGAATGACCCCGTTACTGCCGTGCCGCGTACAGAAGGGACGCTCGTGCTGCCCGTGCCGTTACTCCCGACAATCAGTGCGACTCCTACTCCGAAAACGATAGATTGCTGGTTATAAACCAGATTGTTCGCAACACTGGTCGATCCTGCGTAGTAGAGGGTTACGTATGTGCTGGTTGCATTACCTGAGCTGTCGCGGCTGCGCTCGATATTAAAAATGCATGGAAGATTGATGCCGCCCGTCGAAGCGGAACGCCACATCAGCGCAGAAATCATGCCGGTGTTGCCGAAGAAATCGCACTCGTAGGTGGTTACCGCCGATGCGGGAGTAGCGGCAGCATTTGAAGCCGAGAAAGGACCAGCTACAAATCCGGTAGGAGTTCCTGAGCCGTTTGTCGTAGAAGAAAGCGTTAGGCGTATTGCGGGGGAGTTTGTTCCTGAAAGATTTCCATACTCTATCTTCAGATAGAAGGTAGTCAGGCCGTCATTCGGCTGCCAAATCTCGTAGACATACGCTCCGCTGCCGGGGACGCTGGCGATGCTTCCCCAGTTCACCTGCCCCGTATCGCTCGATTGCACCCATCCCGCCGTGGTAAAGAAGCTACTGATGGTCTGCGCCCAGTTCTTGAAGTTGGCAAGCGTCGAATTGTCGCAGACGAGAAATGATTGCTGGGTTGCCATGCTTACTCCAGTACCGCCGTAAACGCCCAGTCACTAGCGCCGGACGTAATGTCGATGGTGAAAATGTCGTTAGCCGCCACCGGCAGCGGTGAACTGGTCAGCGTCGTAAAGGTGCTCAGGGTGCCTCCGCTCGTACCCGCCGCCACGGTAGGGTCAACGCTGAATACGTTCGTGCCGTTCTTCTTGATCTTGAATGTCAGCACAGTTGAGGCGTTTGAGGTCTTCGTGACTACAGCGCACTTCGTAAAGCTGCCTGCAGCCCGCGCGAAGAGTTCTGGGCCTACGTTGGTTCCGGTTACGCCGTTGTTGATGACAAACCCGACATTGAGCAAAGGCACATCTGCGCTAACTACCGCCCTGAACGTCGGAGCTGCTGCGCTGCCTGTGCTTGGTCCCGCATAAACCAGATTGGCCGACTGATTCGCCTTGGCAAACGTCAGCGTTCCGCTGGTCGTAACCGGCGAGCCTGAAACCGTGAACTCTGTCGGGGCTGAAAGCGCAACCGATGAAACCGTACCGCTGCCGCTGCCGCCGGTCGAGTTAACCGTCTGATTCGGCCATGCTCCGGTGATGGTTACATTCGTGCCAGGCACCAGCGACGGCGTTGTGGTGCCCGTACCGCCCTGCGCTACTGCCAAAGGCAAAGTGAGTGCCGGCTGCTTCGCGTTCCAATTCGCCTCGTCCGTCGTGGTTGGCAGGTAATGCGAATCATCCACCCGGATTGCAATGTTCGGCGTGGTCGTCGGATTGGTTACGCTGCCAGCAAAGCCATTAGCCGCTGCAACGGAAACGCTGCTCACAGAGCCTGAATCGAGCGGAATCTGGCTCAGTGCCTGCTGAATACCCTGAAACCACTTCGTCCACGTCCATGTAATCCGCCCCTGATCGTCAACCAGAGGAGACTGCGGGGTTGTGTAGCCGACTATCGGCTTGCGCGGTGCCATTAGCTAGCCCTCAGGTAGGCATCCACGATGGTCCACGGAATAGGATCGGAAACGCTCAGCTCATAAACCCGATACCGCGACCGTCCCAGGCGCCTCCAGATAACCCGCGTGCTGTACTCACCCGCAAACCCACAGTTGGCGATGTGCTGATTCGACCATGTAGAGCCTCGGTCATTGCTCCAGCGCAGCATAGCTTGCGGCTGTCTTGGGTTCCCTTCACCGTCCAACAGCGGCGGCTGAGGCCCAAGGCCAACAGCAAAGTCCACCGTCAGTTCGGCGTGGTAAACCCATGCCATTTCATTCACAAGCGTTGGCGATCGGCGAAGCCTGCGAATCAGAGCTCCATCCTCGTCCAGATAGTTCAGGCTCATCTCGAAGAGGATGCCCGTCTCCCAATCGCCCACGAGGTGCTTGCCCCACGAATACGAATGGTTCCAACTGCGGTGCGGGCCATAAGTCCCAAACTCCGCGTGCCACTCTGCCCGCTTATGCCACATGCCCTCTGCTACGTCATAGGTCCACGAGCAGTCCGTGCCGGGGATGTACAGCACCCAGAACAAGTGACCGCCATCCTGGTAGGCATAGCTGACCGTGCTTGCGATCTGGCTCTCCGTGTAAGACGACAGCGAAGCCTCTACCGCATGGGTCGAGATCCGCAAGGGCGTGTATCCATTGCCCCGCCATGCCTGGCGCCCACCTCGCGTGTCCTCGCTTATCCAGAAGATAGTGTTGTCCAGCAGCGTCACGCCAAAGGTTGCCGCGCATCCCGTCTCAATCAGTGTTCCGGGGATGGCGTCATATACCTCGTCCGTGCCGGTGTCCTGGTAGGGCTGGATATGCTGCGAACCCATCACCCAAAGCTCGCGGTGACTGACCTCGATGGAGATCACGTCCTCTGCAAACACCGAAACTTCATTGACCTGAATGCCCGGCCATGTATTCCCGTCGAGAATGGCCGAAATCTGGAACTTGTTGCTTGCACCAAAGCAGACGATGAAATAACCGTCCGCATACTTGACCTTGATGGGTGATGCCAGAAGGCTTGCCGTCACGTCGTTGTATGTGTTGGCCGCGAGGTTGTAGCAATAGGCCCGTCCACCCGCCACAATCAGGAGCTCTATCGTGCTGGCTGCGATGGACACCGGCCCGCCAAACACGTCCAGAACGCTGTTCATGCGCTTTATATTCGTGCCATCCTCAAACACTTCAAACAGCGAGTCCCCCACCGCCATAAACTTACGCTTGCCCGTCCAGCATTCCCCTCGCGTCGGGGATTGGGCAGGAACCTCCGGTATCGGGGTCGCTGGCGTTCCGAATCCAGATCCGGTGCCTCCCCCTGTGTTCCAGATGCGGAAAGCCCAGCCGGTCTCCGCTACCGGGCCTTGGTCCGCCGCTGTCCACGGATAAGAGAAGGTGTTCGCTGTCGCTGCCGTTACCGTTACAAAATTTCCATCATTCAGCGCGCCGCCGTCTATCGTGGTGCCAACTACGCCCCTCAGCAGGTCGCCAACCACGGGAACATAGCCCTGCGATGGGTCAACCGTGAAAGTAACGACGTTGCTGGTTATCTGCGACTGCGTGATGGCTACAAAGTCAGACGAGCCGGGTTTATCCGTATAAGAAACCGCGAGCGGCAAAGCCCATGCCAGGCCCTGACCCGCTGGTACGGCAAACGGCGCGGGCATCTGGGTGTCAGTGGTCGGTGTTGCCGAGGTGTAGTAGATGGCGAAGCCGCAACCCGTGCAGAACGCGGAGTCGTGAGTGTTGTTCCGGAAGATCGAGGAGTTGAGCAGCATCTTTATGGTCTGATTCGTCAATGCGCTCAGACTGGTTCCGATGCTAGCGTCCCAAAACTCGGTGGAGGTAAACGTTAGGGTATGCGGGTTGAAGGGTTGGAGGAAGGCGTTGCCGCCCGTATCGGACAGCGACAAAGACACCCCATACTGCCAGTACGACTCAGCCCAATCCACCGTCCCACTGCCGATAATGACCGGATAGATACCCTGAATCACCGCATCGTCAGGCAACGCGCCATTGACCGTAAAGTCATTCCACAGCACGCCATTGAACCAGTGCCCCAGCGGACGAGGTGTGCCGAAATAAGCAGCTCCATTGGCGTTGTCCACTCTGGGCGGCTCATAGCCGAAGGTGCTAAACGTTTTCAGCCCAGGCGTACCGAAGTACGACCGCTGCGTCTGCGCTCCAGGCGTCTCGATGGTCTCCGCGAAGAAGTTGATGCATTCCTCGTCAGCGACTGCGTTTGAGCGGGCCGTGTAGCTGGGTCCGATGAAGCCGAATTTGCTCATTAGTAAGGCAACCCGAACATCTCAGCTTTGTAGTTCCAGCCTGCAGGGTCAGGAACGAGGTCCGAGCGTAGCTCAAGGTCAGGCGCGTTCATCGTCTTGATTCGTGCCAGGAACGTGATTGCAAGCGTCGCCACGGTTGGCGTCAGCGGGCTGGCAAACTCTGCAGCGAGGCGTACAGCGAGGTTGTAGCGGAAGGCTTCTGCGTATCCAGGCGGGAAGGCAATGACCGAATCGAGCGTTGCGGGCTGGGTGAGTGCCTGCCAGCTATAAATCCGCACGCTGTTCTGGTCAGTCGGAATCGGCCAGAATTGCAGCGTTCTGAGCGGGAATTCACCTGAGTCATAGCAGATGGTGGGGAATGACCCTTGCACCGTCTTGACGGGCACCTGCGTCTGCCAATACTCCGTCGTGCACAAGTACATTGGCACTTCAACAGGGTTGGCCGGGTTATTCAGCAGGATCGCGCTCATGGCGTCAATGCGTGCCGGTCGGGGGATATTGAAGTTTCCGCCCGTTCCCAGCGTGTACGACTGCTGATTCAGCACGAAGGGGAAATCGTCAATCCGCGTGGTGAAGATCGCCTGCCGTTCCGCGTTCCAGCCATCAATCATGTCGTTCAGCACAGCAAGGCTCTCGTTCGCCATCGCCAGCGGGGTCGTTTCGCCCGAAGCCATGACGTTGATAAGCCTAAGAGCGCTTGTGATTAGGTCTAACGCTGTCATTTAGGCTCCCTTTCGGCTTGTTTTCGTTGAGCAATGCCAGTTGAATGCAAATCTCCCGTAGCCAGGTGTTCGTGCTCACGTCGCTCGGTGGCGTCTTTTTGATCTCTTCGCTTGTCATAGGGGAAATTGGGGGCCCAGCCGGTTAGCCAGGCCCCTATGGTGGTTACTGCGCAATGACGCGGCAGGCCAGTTGCGGACGCAGCGTCTTGTAGCCGTACAGCACGTCGATACGAGCCGGAAGAGTTGCATCCGAGATGCTGTACTGCTGCGCGAACGTCATGGAAATGTTGTCCATCACTTCGCGTTTTGCAAACACGCCATACTTCGACGGGTCGATCAGATCTGCGGTTACAAACGTAAACGCGTCTGGGTGGAAGAATGCTGACTGCTTATAGAGCGCCGATGCGCCGCCGCCAATCTTCGCGACGGTCAAACCTGCACCTACAGCCGTAACGTTCTGGGCTGCCCCAGAGGTTACCGGCGTGGGCGAAATGGTCATGTTGCCAGCGCCACCAGCGTAGTCAGCGGTCACCACGAACTGCTGCAGTGTTCCCTTGCTGGCCTTGGTCTCCGGGTCCACCATGTTTACCGTCGAGAAGGTAACGATGTCGCCCTTCTTGAAGGTGTTCGCACCAGCAGCCAGAACCGCCGTCGCGCTGCCAGAGGTCAGGGTTGCCGTGTAGCCGGTCGCGGCTGCAGCAGTGCCGGACTGGAACGGGTTGAGAAGCGTGTTTTCAAAGGTGTCGAAGCCAGTAACCTGGCCGATCTTGCCCTTGCGATACGCCTGCGAAACGGCTTCCTGCGGGTTGAAGTTGCCCTTGATGTCCTTGAGGAACCGGGCCGCGTGCGTCGAATTGAGCGTGGCAACACGATCAGTATCCGGCGCGAGGTTGGCCTGAAGAATTGCGCGGGCATCGGGGAACTCGTTGTAGCTGAAGTTGTTCGCGTTGTCATCGACAGCGTTGTAAACATCGAGCAGCATCGAGAGCGCATCGGCTTCGATGTTTGAAGCCAGAGTCGCCATTGCAGGCTTCAGGTAACGCGCACCAAACTCGTCGATGGTCAGGGTGAGGTCGGACTGCGAGAACGTGAAGTCCACTCCCTTTACGGTGGAGACGGTCAGGGCCTGCGTGCTCTCGGTAATGTCCTGATTGCTGCGATTCCAGCCAGTGCGCACCGTGAACTGGTTCGGCATGCGGATGGTCAGGCTGGGACCAATCTTGCCGGAGGGAGACGCGCCGGAATTGGCAAACTGGTTGTCGTACTGCTTGTTGATGTTGCCGATGAAGTTCAGGTTGGCGTGCAGGTAACGCAGAGCTTCCCGCGTAATGATCGTGGGTGAAAGAAAGGTATTTCCCATTGTGGCTCCCTAGAGCGCCCTTAGCCTTTTCGCCGTTCGAGTTGCTTATTGCGTTGCCGCATCCACTCGTCCGGGGAAAGACTGTCGTCGCTCACGTCAAAGGCCCTCGAACTTCCACCGCCCACCGGGGATGGAGGCTTAGGGGCCTTAGTTGTCTTGGTTTCAGGAGCTGCCGTAAACTTGCCCTTTTCGTCGCGTGGCTTGGAATATTCTTCCCTGATGCCGCGCTCGTACTCAAACACTTTGCCAATCGCCGCTCGCGGGTTAGTCTCCGCAAGCTTCACAAACTTCTTCAGCTCATCCGGGTCGGAACCGACCACATAGCACAAGTCGATGAACAGATCAGAGCCCGCAAATACCTCTTTGACTGCCTGAGGGATCTTCGCTTCGTTGATCGTCTTCGCGGCTGGAAAGATAACCTCGTCTGCGTCGTCGTAACGCTCGCGGGCCTTCTCCAGTGTGCTGTTCAGAGCCTTCAGTGCCTCTTGCTGCGCCTGCTCAC